TGTATCTGATATTTTTGGTACTTGTCTAAAAGAAAACATACACCCACCCAATCTATTTGTGTTTTCTGGACCCGCAAAATATCCATAACTTACACCTCCCAATATTCTTCTTGATCTACCATCTGCATCTACATTAGCAGCAAATTTATTATTACCCCAAAGACAAGTGCCTTGTGTAGGTAAATACCTGTGCTCACTTGGTATGTTGAATCCTATATATGATGCTTGAACATAAGAGGTTGCACTACCAGCTTCTACCACATTGCCTGGACTATAATCACTAGAAGATGGATGATAATAATCTTTAACAGCAGAATCTGTTGTTGTTAATGATCCGCCATCATGTATAGCATTTCCACTTAAAGTAGTTTCATCAAGCTTGTATCGTAAAACTTTTACATTCCATTCTTTTTCTGTAATAAAGTTTCTTTTCTGTCTAAGGTTTGCAGCAAATAATACATTATCTTTTATTGCAATATCTTTACAAACATCCCAAGTGTTTGTTGGTATTAAAATGTTTTCTACACCATTTTCAATTACAGTAGTTAAACTTGTATGTTTAAACTCTACCTCTGCATCAGATAAAATATTCTTTGTGGCTACCTCTGACACCTGAGGAACGGCTCCTAAAGAATTGTAATATACAGCATATATTATAATAGCATCAAATCTTGTATCTAAATTTGTTATTTTTAATAAAAAACCGTCATTAGATAGACTTCCTGGTGTACCTCCATAATATGTAGCAGAACTTGCACTACTTGTATTAGATATATGATAAATATTACTTAATGGTGATATTCCTGATTCTGATCCAGCATCTGTAATATATTTATAACAATATTGATACACGCCTACTGGCAATGATCCACTAATTGTGCCTTTTAATGCTATTTGATTATGTGTTGCTTTTGGAGTAATATCTAACTCTGAAGGGTTCATTGTATGAATATCAGGATCATTCAATGAAAATGTTCTTAATGGATTTTTATTGTCTGTCCAATATATTCTTGTTATAGCATCATTTTCTATTATACCTTCTACCCTACATTTAATTAAAGGGTTCATGTTAAGGTTGGGAAACTGATTGCCATCGGTAGTATTTATATATGCAACCCTTAAATCTATAACTTTTTCTACTTCACCTTCTGCATTAAATACAACTTTAAAAAATGCAGTTCTAAAATCTCCTTCTTCCTGTGATCCTCTAGGCTGATTCCAAAATAAATATCCACATACTATTAAAAGTAACTCATTTCTAAAAGAAAAATGTCCTACAATGTTAGCGCATCCTCTCATTGGACTTCCATCAGTATCAAAAGGTGCTGAGTTAATATCTGTAAAATAATTGTCAGTTTGAGTAGTAAATTCTTCTGATCCAGTATAAACATGTTTTTTTGCTATAGCATCTAAATCTAATACTTGTCTATTACCATTTATGTTTTCTATAGTAAATGTTGTTCCGTCAGCATTCACTAACTTAACATTCATAGCATCTCTATAAGATCCCTCTAATTGATAACGTGGATCTACATCAGTAACTAAACCTTTGCTAAAACCTTTAGGTGCACTTTTTTCAGCCATTAATAACTATTTAATCCGTCATACAATGGTGGATTGAAAGATGTCAATGGAATTTTTGTATTCCATAATTTACCAATTTTCAATAATTCTATTGAAGTAGGCATATTATCATCACCCCTTACTTTACCACATAGTTGATACCACCTTCTTTCTAAATCTTTAACTATGTATTGCGGAACTTCTCCAGCATAATAACCTATTAGCTTATGTTTCCACATAATATAATGAGCTACAGCTTCTTCATGTCCCTGTAATATCATTGGATATCCTTCAACTGATAATGGAACTGCTAATACAGTAACTACAACATCAGATGTATAATCTGTAGCAAAATTAATTCTATTACCATCTATATAATATCTATCAAGAAGGGTTGAAACTTTGCTCTTATATTGTGAACTAGTAGGTTGAATTATTGCATCTCCTGCTCTTATACTTAATACCTTAACATAATTATCTGGCAATCTAATTTGTTTATTATGCATTATGTCTTTACCACCACTAAAGTCTTGTACAATTCTAAAACCATTGCTTGTATTTATAGTATAATCATTACCTCTATTGCCATTAGTTTCAACAGTTATTGTTATTCTTGAATTATTTGCTGCAGCACGAACACCAGTAATATTTTCAAAATTCTGGGCGCCTCCAGCTCCACCTCCTTGATTTATTGTATTAGCTGCAACCTCCATTAAACTAGATAATGTAACATTAGTATCATTTATACTACCATTAGTAAGATTTATTTCATTACTATCTACAAGATTTCCTACACTGTCAGCATTAAATCTAGACATAAATGTAAATCTTGTTCCGTTAATTTCTATAAACTCGTCTTTTAAATCTATAGGCGCGGAATAATTTATAGTACATTCTATTATAGCTGTTGCTTGTGTAGGAGTAGTCGAATAAACTAATTCTTTTTGTAAAAAAGTTTTATTACTGCCTATATACTGTTCAGCTTCAAAAGCCCATTCAGACCAAGAGTCTAAATTATTGGTATAATTCTTTAAACCAAAATTTCTTGATACATTATTAAATACTCTGTTTACTGGTACATGCATATTATACTGAAGCTATAAATAATTCTAATTGTTGATTTGCTGCTCCTTTTACTTTTAATGCAGTAGCATTATCTAACGTTGTTCCACCATTACCACCCTCAACAGTGGTTCCTGTAAATATAATGCTACTATCTGCAGCTACTGAAGTATAAGCTGCATCTGAATCTTCGTCATCCATACCTACCTGCAATGCATCTGAAGCGTCTAAGTTAGTGACTCTTATATATTTTATATCTGCACGAACAAATGCTCCATTTTGTGTATCGCTACCAAATGTTGCAATTTCTGTAAGATTTGTATTAGCTAACTTTATAATTCTTTTAGTTACATTAGCAATACTCGCATACGTGTGTGTGTATGTCTGTGCAAAATCTAAATCATTTGTAGATCCATTAGCATGATCTACAGCTAATGCCTCTGTTATCGTTACTGTTAAAGATTGTGCTGTTAATTCAGTTCCCATTTATGTAGTTTTTAATTTACTTATTTCTTTTTTAAAATTGCCCAAAGGCATTATTTTACATTTACTATATTTTTTTGGTCTAACCCAAACTATTTTGTGATAGTAATCATCTAATATAGGAACTTTATATTTTACAAGTTTACCTTTATTGTTAGATTCATTAATATCAACTCGATAATGAAATGCTCTGCTGTGTTCTTTTTTGTCTAAGTACACATAACCAAAATCGCCAGGCAAATGCACAAGTTCATTTCGTTGTACTACATCTCTTATCAATATTTCAAAAAACTTTGAAACAACTGCAAAATATGTTTTATAATCCAGTTTGTTTCTTCTATATTCTTTTTTGCTCTTTATCCACTCTCCTTTTACTGTAACATTTTTTCTTACATTATTATATATGTCACGAGCTGTTTCGTACTTGTCTCTGTGCTTGCGGCTGAATAATTTTTGTTGTGTCTGCATTATCTGTAATTTTATCTGCTACCGTGCTTAACTGTACTTGCATTAATGACAAAGCTCCTTGAGTTAAATCTTTTACTAAATACTGTGGTATAGGATAAGTGTCATCGTTATTATTCCAACTAGAAGCTGTTGTAGGATCATTTAAAAGTAATCTCATGAATACTTGATATGGTATAGCTTCTAATCTTGGACTTGGGAAGGTTAAAGTTGAATCTGCAGGTCTTGTAAACATACCTTGCAATCTGCCAATTTTTAAACTTACTCCTTGCCCACCTTCATAAGAAACATAAGCCTTTACACTATCCTTTGTAAATCTATTAAATTTTGAATTTGTATATTCATCATCTGAAACTATTGGCACAGGTACACTTTGTGTATTTTGATGTTTTATACGATATGATTTTCTAACTTGTAAATTAGCTATACCATGATTTACATTTACTAAAGATGGTAAGCTCATTTCAATATGTCCAAAATCAGCTGCTTGCCTAAGTCCATCATGTTCAAAAAATGACCTACCATGATAATCAACATCAGGCTCTATATAGCCATCACCAGATAATGTTTCAGTCAAACCAGCCTCATTAAAAGTAGTCTGTGAATATACTAATAATGCAAATGGAGATTCCAAAGCATTATCACTGAGCAAGTCTTCCATTCCATCAATGTATGGCAAGTCAGTTCTCTGTACATCATGTCGTTGATAAAACTCATAAGGAACAGACTGACCTTTCATTGAAAAGTTTTTTATTATCTCTGCTCTATAATAATTAATCCAAAATTGTATTTGTCTATTACTAAGATCATTCTCAATATTACTATCTCCTGAAGTTGCGAGATTCTTAATATTATAAACTATTTCATTGAGTGTAGCCATACTACAAAAGTACTTTAAAAAAACATATTAAACAACAATAGGCCTCACATCCAAAGGATGATACAGCCTATTATCGCGCAGGGAGCAAAAAGCTCTTTATATTGACTTGCTCTGCTCTGCCTCAATTTGTTGATATTGAATGTTTGCACTTTCAATATTACCAGTCATTTTTCTTACTGCTATATCAATAATTTCTCTTTGATATATTTCTTTTACTCCTGTTACAAGTTCTTCGCCTTCTTCTTGATCAAATACTACATCTCTATTTCTAAAAATTAATTGTACTGTATCAACTACATCTGACGCTCCTAAAGCCCCTGAATTAGGATTATAAAAAAATTGATCTTGAAATACATATCCGATTGGATCTTCTAGTGTAGCTCTATTAAAAGGATCATTTGAAGTTAAAGCTCGATTATCAAAATAATCTTTAGATCCAAGTATTTTAACTTGATTGTTGTTAACTTCTGCATATACTATATGAACATAATTTTCATCTAAGTCTACAGCTTCTGCTACGCCAGTATTAGTAGTGTTTAGTTGAAAAAACTGCAAAGCATCTCTAGACACTTGCTCTTGCTCATATAATCTATAGTGATGATTTATATAAGACATAATTGAATGATCTAAAAACTGATTCTTTTCATCATCAGTAAAATAGGGTTGATCTGCTTTATCTAAAAGTAAATCTATTAATTCATATGCCTCTTGTAATGTCACTATTTAGCTTCTTTTAATTCTACCGTTTGTTTTGTACGTGGCTTAGGTCCTCTAAGTTCGTTTTTAAGTAATGCATGTATATCAGCATTATCTTTTACCCACTGTACTGTTTGATCTTCAGTTAGTCCAATAGTTGTAGTTCCATATTTGTATACGCCATTAACTCTTGTAAATAAGTCTTTAGCCATACACTTTCTTATAAAGATTTTAATAGGTGCGTCAGAATCTTCTCTTACTTCTAAGAATCTTTTAGGATTATCGTTAGCATAAGCAATTACTTTAGCTTTACGAATGTTATCATCCCAGTCGCCATTTAATCCAATAAGATGACATAAGTCTTCTATCTCTTTCTTAGATAACATAGCAGCAGCTGTAACTGCATCAGCCTTGGCTAATGACTCTTCAGCTTTTTCATTTTCTACAGCAGATAAGTCTTCTAATACAAACCCACCACTATTTACTAATGGATGATTTTGTAAAAACTTATATACTCTGCTATCATACTCATCGTTAATATCTAATGCAACAATTGCACTAAACATTTCATAACCTGAAGATGGCTCACCGTCCATATTCATTAGTGAAATTTTCTGTCCACCTCTGCCAGTGTAAGTTCCAAACTTTGCATAGTTAAACTTACCTGCATTCTTTGCTTTAATTAATACCGTGTGTTTCATTTTTATAAAATTAAAATTAATACTCCCTATTGCGGTGGTAACTTTTTGCCTTTCTTTTCTTTGACAACCTTACCATTTTCTATCCAAGTTTTATTACCTGAATGTGTATTCCATTTGAAGCCGCTCTGTCCTCCAATATAGAAATTTTCTTTATCTCTTTTTTTTGCTCTTTCTACCTGCTTTTCCCAGCCTTCTGGATCGATAGATTTATAATAATCAAATAAATTCATATTGCAAATATAAGAATAATGGAGGGGACTAAGCCCCTCCGTTACTCAAATTGTTTATTAACTAAATGCTGGATCAGCATCTGCAGATAATACAACACCAGAAACTACCCAGTTAGTGTTGTCTACACAACGAAACTGTAGGTGAGTACCTGGCTCTATATCATCATTAAGAGTTAATTTAGTGTCTGTTAAATCAGATTGTACAATAGTGGTACCAGTACCATTTTGTGCTAATACACCGCCTAATAAAGCTCCAGAAGGAACTTCAAAAATACAAGCTTGTGCATTAGAAGCAACAGTCGCTAAAAACTCAAAACATAATCCAGCTGCTGGTGCTGGTAACGTATAAGTACGATCTCCAGTTGTAGCAGCAGTTAAAGCATATAATGAATTACTATCATCATCTAAGATAGTTGCATTAGCATCTCCTAAAGCAATTACCTTTTTTACACTTCTTAGCGCAGGTAGATGTACTACTTCTTCGCCAACAGTGTCTTTTGCTTTATAGAAAGAACTGACAGCAGTTCTTAATCTATTAAAATCAAATTTCAAAGCCATTTCTATTTATTTTAAAATATTAATAATTAAAGTATTGTCGTTCAAGCTTCTCTTCCGTCAATACCAGTTAAGTGATTATTGGGAGGGTTGCCCCTCCCTTTAATCGTTAAATTCAGTTATTAAGCGTGAGTAATAGAATCTACCTCTTCAACTCCGTCAACAGCATAAATGCTTTTAACATCATCAGCAAGTGTGATAACACCTACACCTTGAAGAACTATTCTTCCTATCTCTTTTAACACTTCATCCGCCTTACCATCAGTAACACCAAGCGTTACAGCTTTAGCTGCACCAGCAGAATCAGAATAGTCAATAACCACAGTAGTTGCATCAGTATTTCTGATACTCATTACTTTATCTGAATCTAAACAGATTTGATCTGTTGCAGAATCAGCTACATATAAAAAACATCTATTTGCCATAATATATAAGTATTGTATTATGCTGCGGAAAGGATTCCACAAGATAATGGGTTACGAACTATAATTCCAGACTCAGATAAAACGTGAGCTTCAAACTTATCATCAGCATTTGCAGCCATCATAGATGATTGATCGTATGGATTAATCATACCAGCTACATACTTTTTGATAAATGAACGGTTAGATCCTTCAGCTCCTTTAGTAACAAGCTCGATGTTAGAAACACCACTTGTTCTACCGAAATCAAGGAATACCATTTTAGCAGACTCTTTTAATCTGTTGTCACCAAATGCATTTGCACCAGCTGCAGTTGAATGCAGGTTCTGATCGTCAAATACAGGACAGTAAGCAATAGTAATTTTGTTTCCTAAAGCCATGTAAGATGTGAAGTTAGCACCAAGCTCTACATCACCATTTACACCAACCATAGAACCACCAGTAAATGATCCAGAAGGAGCAATTACTAATTCTTTCATTGCTTTGTGGAAAGCCAAACGACCTTCAGTACCAGTAAATACAACGAACTCATTCCCTTCAGACTGAGTAGTATTTAAAGATAACTTAGCCAAGAACTCAGTAATAATATCTTCAGTCAAAGCACCTAATGTATAAGTAGCTTGGTTAGAAGAATCAATTTGAGCTAATAGACCATCACCTGTTACAATTGAAGAGCCTTGTACGCCAGACAAACCTGAAGCAGAAGAAGTAATAGCACCTGGTCTTTGAACAGTAGTATCTGTAATAGATGTTCTACCATACCAACGCTGTAATTCTTGCTGATACATAAATTCGTCCATCATCATTTGCTCTTTAGTAAAGTACCATAAACGATGTCCATTATTTTCAATCCACATAATATCAGTAATATCTTTACCAGTTACAGAAATCTTCTTACGAGAAGTCGTAAGGTAATTTTTGTAAGTAGAAGGATATACGTAGTTTTCACCTACATCAGCTCCATTAGAACCGTTAGGGAAAGCAGAACCAATCGATGCGAAAATAGCATCTGCATGGATGTCTGTTAATTTAAGTGGATTTGCAGCACCGTCAATCATCTCGATTTTAACATCGTAAGATGAAGCAGTTACAGCAATACCACCATTAGCAGAAGACTGTACAGCTGAAGGAGTTGGATCTTCTAATACAAGACCAACAGCTCCAGATTGGAATCTGATCATATCAAATTTGTTCAAGAAGTTTGGTGTACGACCTGAAGTGTCACCATCACCTCTTAAATAGATAACGTCTCCGTCAGCATCAGCAGCAGCTACATTTACAGTAGAAGCAGCAGTAGCAGCACCACCAGCAGAAGTAGATCCAACAAATGTAACACCATCTGTAGAAATCCAACCAGCTGAGAATGTTGGAGCGTTATAACGTCCCATAACTTTCCACTCAAAAGAGTTATCGCCTAGGACTTTTTCACTTGCAAAGCGACCTGTTCTTTCCATAAGGTAAGTCGCTGAGTAACGAGGATACTGTTGAATCAACGTTCTTGCAATCTCTGGGTATTGCAATAGTGCTGTGTTCAAGGCATTCTCGGGAGTAGTTCCAGAACCATAAGTTCCAGTATACAATTTAGCCATTTTTTTTAAATTTATTAATTAAACACTATTTTAAAATCCAGAGTAATTTTCACGTAACTTTGGGCATCGCCCGATTGTATTTGTAAAGTTACTCTCTCATAAATGCAGAAGGATCAAATCCAGTCGACTTTGTTTTTGTCGTTGGTCTTGTCTTACTGCTAAGACTAGGTGAAGTAATGTCATTTAATATTGACGCTTTACCATCCTCTAGTCCTTGTGAGCGCAAAATCTTAGCAAATTTGTCTTTAAATAGCATAAACATCGCCACCTCCGAAGCATTGTCGTGAGATTTCCAGATATCTTCAGCCATTTTTCCTGACGTAATATATTTGTAAGCATCTTGCGCTTGCCCTTTTGTCACCGTACCACCCATAAATGTTTGTAGTGATTTCAAGTGACCTTGTAATTCTTTTTTATTTCTCTCTACTTTTTCTTTATTAGACATTTCTTCTTGTTGCTTTTCTTTCAAGAATTTTTGTTTCTCTTGTTCGATAGCATTATTAAGTTGTCTTCTAATTCTATAAGCTTCTCTTTTTAACACACCAGAATCTTCCATCTTATCAATAGCTTCTTCTATTTCAAAGTCTTCCATTCCATCTGTTTTCATTTCAGCACCAATAAGTTCTCTATCGTTAAGATTTAAATAGGTATTTAGCTTACCTATCATTTCATTATTTGGCTGCTCTATGAATGGTGAGTTGAGAGCTTTTATTATTTCATCTTTACCATTAGCACTAATACCTAATTCTTTAGATACTTTTGCCCAATCTATTTCTCCAGATTCTTCAACGCTTTCATTTTTTGTATCAGACTTTGCTTCAACAGGCGCGTCCCAATCTTCGTCAGTTTCTTGGACTGCTTCTTCTTGTTTTTCAACTTCAATGTTGTCCCAAGAAAAATTATCAGCATTTTCAGTTTGCTCAACTTCTTCTGTTGTTGCATCTGCTTTGTCTGCTGCTTCTTCATTGTACTTGCCTTGAAATTGTTCCATCATTTGATCTGTAGCGAATGCTAATGGATCAAACTTTTTTTCTTCAGTTGATTCAACTGGAGTTTCTGTTTGTGTTTCTTGTGGAGTTTCTTGCGTTGTCTCCTCTACTAAGTTTGTTTGTTCTTCTGCCATAATTTTAAATTTTTGTCCCTAATTTGCAAATATACTAAGAATTTTTAATAATATCTTGTATCCTTTTTTTACGTTGAGGTGATACTTCTCTTGCCTCTGCTTCAGATTGTGCTTTAGATAAATTAGCTTTTGCATCATTCTGTGCTTTTTCCTTCAAGAAGATTTGTTTATTTTTAACAACATGCGCTACATCAGATGTATCTCTTGCAAGGTCATCTTTCATATCAGCAATCTTCATATCAGCTTCAGCTTGAATTGTAGCAACTTGTACTTTACCTTGATTTTTCATTTCTTCAATCTGTAGGTTTCTTTGATGTTCAGCTTCGCTTGCTTCAGCTTGTGCTTGCATCATTGCTTGTTGTTGCTGTGCTTGTTCAGCTTGTTGTTTCTTAACTTCATCCATAGCTCTTTCAAGTATGTGTTCAGCTTCTGTAAATGTATCAGCTTTCAATACTTTAATAATATCAAGTAATGTAGCTTGCCCACCTTGTAATGCAGCCTGTGCAATACCTTGTAATTGCTGACGCATAGCATCGTCTTTACCTGCGTCACCAACATAAATACCAAAGTCATTTAGTCTAATGTCTGGAAATATAGATAAAAACTTAAATGCACCATCTCCTAATATGTAAGATGCTTTTTTACCATTAGCCCAGCATACCTTCATTAAATCACACACTCTTTCAAACACTCGTTTCTTAACCATAGCGTGTGAATAAAATAAACTTTCTGTTATAGTAGCAGATTGTACAACACTACGCTGCACATTACCTACATATTCGTATTGCCCTACTGCACCTTCACGCTGAGGTGATACACCAGATATTTGTCCTGCAGTTTGCTCTAACATCAATTTAAGATTGATAAGCTGCTGTACAGAATTAGAAAGTGTAAAATCAATTTGTTGGAATTGATTGAATGATGCTAGCTGATTACCTTCTTCTTTAGAATTGATAGGTATAATACCATCTGTCTTTAAATGATACAACACAGTTTGCATATCCATACCAAGATTAGTAGGCAATTGTGATACATCATACACTACAGCCTTACCACCAGAACGAGCCATAGCAAGTTCTATTTGATACATTACTATGTTATAAAGCATTTGTATATTTTTAAGCAAATCTACCATAGATATAGATCTACCAGTAGTATTGTTTCTAACGCAACCTACATATGATAGTGATGTAGAACCAGCATCGTCTACTGAACGCACTTGATTTGGTCTGCGTCTAGCTTGTACTAATATCTTACCACCTATTTTAGTAGCCTCCCATATATCGTCTACATATCTTGTAACTATTTCTTCATTACGTCTAGGTGAATAATCATCAGGCACTTGTTTCATAAATGGTCTTTCGGGATTAAATTTATTTTCTGATACTTTAAATTTAAGAGCCTTAATGGATTTCCATTCTACTGATACTACGCGTATCTTTACCTCTTGTCCTTCTTGATAGTCAATCCAATCAAATGGATCATTATATCTAGCTAAATCATCGTAGCCACCTATTTGATACATAGCTGACAACTCTTCAAGTTGTTCTCTATCTAACTCATCTCTAAACTCATCTAGTATTTCACTATATGATAGGTAGCGTTCTTCACCTACCCAAGATGAATCATCCAAGTAATCTGATGATGCGTTTATTTCATATACTATATTTCTAGGATCTACTCGTCTAACAAATGGATCACCATTACGATCGTATACTCTAAAAAATTCTTTACCAGTAACAAGCATATCTCTAAAGCCTTCTTTGAATAAGTCTCTATAGTTATACTTTTGTATTAAATACTCTAAACCATCTTGTGCAGTTTCCTCTACCATTTCACGATAGTTGTATCGCATGTACAAGTCTATATCTTCTGGCACTTCCATTTCTGTAATCTCAGGTAATTCAATACCAACAGAATCTTTAAACTCTTGATGTATTTCTTCGGTAAGTTTTTTCATTATAAGATTTACCTTTACATCTTCTTTTCTTAGTACAGCTTCTTTGTTAGTAGTTGACACCTTTACATCTAACGGTCTTCTTAAATCTTCACCTACAAGCAAGTCAATTTTTGGTGATATGATTGGATAATTAACTAGTCGAGCTGGATATGCCATTCCATACTGCTCTGTTATATATTTGAAATCTTCTAAATCTAAAGTGCCGTTGTATATGTTGTAGTTTTGTATATCGTTTAGTCTTGAATTTTTATAAGGCGATTCTACATATGACATATAGGCTACTACTGCATTTACCCATTGATTTGCCCACTCTTCTGTTTTTTCTGACTCCAACACAAACTGTGGTGGAAATGATGATTGACTTGAATTATACATTATCTAATTAATTTTGGTAGTCCGTTTCTGTCTAACTTATAATACTTAAAACCTATATCTGCTTCTTCTGCCTGCACTTCTTTTGCTTGTATTCTATAGTTATCTACATTATGAATCAAGCATAAACCAAACGCTATTGCTCGGTCAGTGTTTCTGGTTCCGTAGTTTGCTAGTTCATCTATCAAATCTAAGAACCAAATATCTTCAGCATTCTCTCTAATGTAGTCATCCATTAAATCCTCCATTAAAGATTTTACCTGTTTATTCATATGCACCCCATACCTGTTTTTAGTTTTAGTTCCAGGATTATGTGCAGACTCAGGTTTTTCTTTTAAATACTTCAAAGCATTCATTCTTTTAAAATAATCAAGTATGCCTATTTTAGTATATTCCACTAACATTTTAGCGTTATAATACATAGCTAACTTTAAACAACCATCCCAAAAATCTTCTTTTTTTTCTGGTCTATCTGTGTATTCTGCTATGACATAATCACTAGCATATTCCGTGTTTACAAATCTACGATAAATTATTGCACTTCCCAAAGAGTCTGATGCACCAGCTTTGTCTTGATCATATGAGTCAATTCCACCTATATCTAAATGCTTATATTCTGGTGCTGGATGTTCCAAGATTTTATATGGACCGTCAGGATGTGGACGCCATCTTACTATAAAGTTTTCTTCACTATCAAAGTCGTAATCTAAATATCCTGACTGTACTTGACTTCTATAATCTTTACTAGCTAATATTCTAGATCTTTGTGCATTTAGTAGTGAGTTATTAAATCTAGCTGTCTTGGTATTTAAAAATGCTTCTTGTATAGTTAATGGATAGTTTTGTATATGCAAGTTATATGCATCTCTATCTCCTGAGTTTGTTATTGTTTCTCTTTCTTCTAACAATACTGACTCTGCTTCTTTAACTTTTTCTTCGCCAGTATTAATATCAAAGTATCCATAGTATGCTCTTGAGGCTGGAATAAACATAGGTATAAGATTATAAGCTTCTGCTTCATAATACATATCCATAAAGTCTTTAGATGCTTTACTTATATCACCACCTGTACCACCTACAATAGGAACTCCAAATTGTAAGTTACCATCCATAAAACATGCTTTGGATGACATATAAGCATTCTTCAAATGTTTGAACTCACCAGCTTCTTCAAATATCATAAGCGATACACGCTCACCTTTAAATACTTCTGGATTATCCATTGTTCTGCATATTACTGTAGATTGGTATCCACCAACCTCCCACTTACCGTCTTTGTTTTTTTGCTTATATCCAGAACGAAGTATACCATCTGTATCTTTTAGTATAGAATGTTTAAAGTTAGGATGTAACCCATTTAAACCTTTTTTTGTTTTGTCGAAGAATGCATCGGCTGTAGCTTGTAAACCTGCAGCTATACCTACATCATTAAATGGAAAGAATGTATACTCGTGTGCTATCATGCCAGAGTTCATATAGCTAAACCCCTTATCCCTAGCTTTAATAACAATCATACCCTTACCTTCATCTTTGCAGGTTTGAAACAAATCAAAGTATTCATGATCCATTTGTCTGTACCAGGGACTAATTAAAGTTTTACGAGATCCTTTAGTGCCATCATTACCAAGTATTTTATAGTAGTTAAGATAAAAGTAATACTTGCCAGAAATTTTTTTCATTCCTTTTGGCTTGAATCCATTGATACATCTATCAAGCTCTTGCTCCCAATATTCTTGGTAAGCTACTGACTCAGGATTTAAATCAGGATGTCCATTGTTTACAACAGGTCTATATCTTTGTGGATCTTGTTTAGCTTTTGGCATTTAATTTAATCTTATGTCTACTGTTTTGGTTACTGGTAATTTAGGATTACTAGAATCAGTAATCGTTATTCTTAAATTGTAAATACCTTTAGAATTTATTACATCAAACTGCATAGTATGATTTGCTGTTGCTAAACCTTGACTTACCTTTGCAGTATTGGCTGTTATAGCACTAGCTTGACTAGTAGATATAGTTGTAGTATTACCCGCTAATGCAGTAGAACTTGATGTGCCTAATTGTAATAAAGATGTATCACCTTCTAATGCTTTGCCTGAAGTTGTTCCAAAACCAGGAAATGTAGTTTTAGCTGTGTTAGCATTTATAGCACTTGCTTGTGAACTCGATATTGTTGTTGTATTACCTCTTAAAGCAGTATTAGAGCTTGTTCCAAAACCAGGAAAAGATGTGACATTATTTAAATCAGCTGATATTTGTTGTTGTTTTGTTGATAAATTAGCAACACCTAATGTATTATTATTA